AGGCACTGGAACAGGAACGGGAACCGGCAATGGAACCGGCACAGGAACCGGCACAGGAACCGGCACTGGAACAGGCACTGGAACCGGCACTGGAACCGGCACTGGAACCGGCACTGGAACCGGCACTGGAACCGGCACTGGAACCGGCACTGGAACCGGCACTGGAACCGGCAGGGGTGGCCGCTCAACGTACTTTGCCTCCGCCCCCACAACTGGTGCGCCGTCGTCGTCTTTACCACAATACAAACCCTCGTACAAAAAAGTATACGAAGAAACCCCGCTTCTTAACCCCTTGCTTTTCTCTTTGGCCGGCGTGCCAATACCCTCACAGGACAAAAAAGAAAACATCTTGACTTCTGAGATCGAAGAAGAGAAAATCAAAGAGGAAGAAGAAGATAAACAAAAAGAGGCACCCGCTTTGGACCTGATCAATTTCTTTAGTTTTGCCGAAGGCGGCATGGTGCCAGAGCACCCCATGGGTCAACCAGAGTTTTACTCTGAGGGTGGCGCGGGTACCACGTACATTCAAGGCCGTGGTGACGGAACGTCTGACCAGATCCCCGCCATGGTGGCCAACAACGAATTCGTGATACCCGCAGACATTGTGTCTGCACTGGGGAATGGATCCAGCGAGTCTGGCGCCAGCGTGCTCGACCAGTTCATTGAAAATATCCGCGCGCACAAACAATCAAACCCCCCAAGCGAATTACCGCCAGAAAGCAAAGGCCCGTTAGAGTATCTGTCTAGCGCGCACATGAAAGGAAAAAGATAATGAGCGTTTTTGACACAAGCAAAACAACCACGACGACACTACCCTCGTGGTTTAGCACCGCACAACAGGCAATTGGTACCGCGGCACCAACTGTCTACGGCGCCGCCACAGACCCAAGCAAAACGGTTGCCTCTGGTTTGGTAAGCGATCTTAACAGCCAGACAGCTAACCCTTTCACGACGGCAATTAGTGGCCTGCAAACGGCCCAAAACGCCAACCTGAACCCTTTCCTGTCTACCGGGGGCCCTGATACCTCCACGCCATTGGGTGCCCTGTTTGCGTCTCAGAACGCTAGGTTGGACCAGCTTCTCCCGCAGATCACCTCTCAAGTTGGTGCCGGCGGAATTGGTACCGGCAACTACAACTCCTTACGAGGCCAAACCGCAACTGAAACCGCGCGTGCAGGCGCGTTGACCTCATTGAACGAACAACAAAACAAAGCCCTTATGGACGCAATGGGTCAGTCCATTCAAGCGGGTAGCGTTTTGGGTAACGTGGGGTCCCAGTATGGGACTACCGCGCTCAACACAGCCAACCTAGAGATGATGGGCGGCTTGCCTGCCCTGTCTAAGTACAGCGACATCATTAACGCCATGGGCCCATCTGCAGACAGAACAGCCACTGAAACTACCCAAGGTAGTCAGTATGAGAATTTGTTAAAAGGATTGAATGCCGCGTATTCAGGCGGCGCGGCTTGGGATAAAATTAGCAGTGGCAAAACCGGCCTTAGCTGGTTAGATAAAATTTTGGGCACGTCTGGCACACAGTTTGTTGACGAATACGGCAACCTGACCGATGACAGAACCAATTACGAAGAAGCAAGAGATTAAGGAATACACATATGGCTCTTGAAGATACAACAGGCGGCTTGGAAGCTGTCGACCCGCAAATTAAGGCAACGATGCCAAAGACTGGCGGCCTCTCGCTTGCCGGTCAAAAGGGCGTGTCCTTAAACCCCGCAGACAGCTCTGAGATTCGCAGTCGTTTGATGCAAATGATTCAACAGCGTGAAGAGGCCGCTTCTGGTTGGGGTCCAATTATGGAACGCGCCGCTGTATCCGCTGGAGCACCCGGCACGTTTGCTCAGAACCTGCAATCTTTTGGCACAAACCAACGCAACAAAGAGAAAGAACTCTTTGACATGCGCGTGGGTCTGGCACAGCTTAACACTGAAGAGGCCCGCATCAAGCAGGCTCAAGATCTTGCCGCGCAACAGAAGCAACAGTTTATGACAACGCTAGGTTTGGGAAATGCTCCTCAAGCAGGTGGTGCTCCTCAAGAAGGTGGTGCTCCTCAAGCAGGTGGTGCTCCTCAAACTGTTGACGGACTTACCCCACAGCAAAAACTCACACTAGTTAATTTATACCAAACAAATCCCGTAGAGGCACAGAAGCAATTGCTTGCTTTGACTAAGCCAACAGATTTGCAACGTGAGTTGTCGTTCTTACCTCCTGCCGTTCGTAATCAAATTATTGCGGCGGCTAAAGCTGGTGACATGTACAAACCATTCACCTACTACGATTCAAACTTGGGACGAGAAGTACAAAAAAGCGCCGCGGATATTTTTGGCACGATGTTTGGTGTGCCTTCGCAAACTTCAGGCGCTCCTGCGCCCGCTCCCGTGGCCGCCCCAACGGCTGTAGGTGCTCCTGCACCCGTAGCCGCGCCCGTAGCCGCTCCTGCCCCTGTGGCCGCACCTGCACCCGCCCCAGCTCCTGTGGCCGCTCCTGTGGCCGCTAGAGCCCCTGTGGCAACCGCAGGGCTTTCTCCTGAGGCTTTGAGCATTCAAAACATGCCTAACCCTCATCCAAAGGCTTCTCCTGCTTACGCCCAGTTTGAAAACGAGCGCGCTAAAAAGGTACTGGAACAACAGTCTAAAGAAGCAGAAATTCCCGCGGCAGGAGCCAAACGCGAAGTTGAGAAACTTGCAGAAACTGCGGCCAAAGAGCAAGAGCAACACACGGCTGACGTGAAGCTAGCACAGAAAAACGCGCTGATTGCGCAGAACATGCAAAAAGACATTAAGACAGCAGGAACACTATTAGGCCAGATTGCGGGCGGTGGTGCTCAATCTGCGTTCCTTGGTTTGCTTGATCAAGGCATTCAAGCGGGCAATATAGGCACGGTAAACGTTCCCGGTTTTGCAGAGTTTGTGGTCAAGATGGATAAAAACGCTAAAGACCCCAAGGTTATGGACGCGTATACACGCGTAGCAAAAGACTTAGAAGGTTTGAAACTGGCTTACACCCGCATAGCTTTCCAAAGCCAAGGCGCTGTAACAGAAAACGAGCGCAAGCTGATTTCCACTGCCGTTGGTGATGTTAACCGCACGTCTCCAGCTAACCTGATGCGTATGGCCAAAGCGACAGAGCTTGAAGCCCGTAATCAAATGGACCAAGATCGTTTATGGAACGAGATGAAAGCGGCTGGCATGTCATGGTCTCAATTCAAGAGCAGTCCGGATCTTAAAGAGATGCAACGCAAACAGTACTATCGCACTGCTAAAGCGTTCGGCATTGAAAACGCTAAGTATCCCGGAGACCAATAATAATGACCGGTCTTGAATCACTCAGCCCAAAGCAACGCGCGACAGCACAGCGCGTGATTGCGGAAGCAAAGGCTCAAGGCGTGCCTGCAGAGTTAGCTTATGGTATGGCCATGCAAGAAAGTAGTTTTGACCAAAGCAAAAAGTCTAAGACAGGACCCACTGGTGTGATGATGCTTGGTAAAGCGGCCGCCAAAGACATGGGTGTAAACCGCTACAACGAAATGGAAAATATTCGTGGTGGCGTCAGGTATATGAAACAAATGCTTGATAAATACGAGGGTGACGTGGACAAAGCGTTGATTGCTTACCACGACGGCCCTAACAGCGCGTATTTTAAAAATGGTCAGGCAAGCCCTGCCGCGCTAAATCACATTCAGAAAGTTAAAGGATACGCAGGTATGGCCACCCCAACTACTTCAGTTGTTAAAAATCCTCCCGCACCAGAGGCTAAAAGCAAATTCAACATTGAACTAGAAGATGTTGAGCCGTTAGATATTACGGGCCTTGCGGGCACCACAGCACCGGCTGTAGGTTTTGGCCGCCAACGTGACATCTCTGACGTCATGGCGGGTGGTGCCGGCGCTATGGCAGGTTTTGCTTTTGGCCCTGACAAACCAATGAGCAAAAAGCGCATGGACCAGATGCGCATTCAAATTGCCGCAGACCGTGCCGCCAAAGAAGCACAGGCGCAAGCACAAGCCGCCGCAACAGCCAAGACCACACAATTTGGTTCAGGCAAAGACGCGTGGATTGCAAACCAACACGACCCCTTGTTGGCCCAACCTTTGTTTGGTCAACCAAGCCAAGCGGCCGCCGGCGCCGCAGAACCTGCCGCACGTGCACAGCTTCAAAAAGCGCAGGCAATGTTCCCCAACATGGCTCCTGCAAGTCCCGGGTCCTTGATTGCTTTGCCTAACACAGTGGGTCAAGGTAACAAGGTGTTACCTGCGCCTGTTGCCGCGCCAGCCCCCGCTGGCGGTTTGCCTGTAGCACAACCCAAACCAATTAACTTTGGTTCACGTACAGGCCAACTTGGCAACACACTTGCTACTGGTATGACCGCCGCGCAAGTCAATGACATGGCACAACGCGCCGCACAGGGTGACTATACCGGCAGTGCATTAGCCGGTCTAAGCGCCGCGGGTTCAACCGCGGCGTTGGCCGCCAATCCTAAAGCCAAAGTTGCAGGGGCTCTTACAAGCGCACTGGGTGCAGGCGCACAAAAGCTGTATGACATCTTTAAAACAGAAGACCAAACCAAGTCTGTATTGCAACCAACAGGTGAACCACCTAAACTTAAAGAGGGTGGTGCAATAAAAAAGTCCGACGGCGGTCTACCCGCCGTTGAACACTTCCAGTCCGGCGGTCGTGCCGGTGCAGGAAAAGCGGCGTGGCAACTCGGTAGTCAAAAGGTAGGCAAACTGTCCGACTGGGCACAGAACTATCTTGGCCAATACTTTGTGCCAACACAATCAGATCGTATGGCAGGTGTTGGTGGCACCAGCTTTAGTGCCAACTCTTTGGCGCGTCCGGAATACGCTAATCGTGCATGGGGCTCTGGTCAAAAAGCCACCGCAACAGGCATTGCCAATTTGGCTAAAGACCCTCGTTACGGCGGAACAGAGCGCCAGATCTTTGCACCACTGATTGGTTCAGAGAATATGCACCAATCTAATCAGATTGTGTATGATGAGCTTTTAAAACAACACAACAAAAACCTGCACAAATACTCTCCTGAACGCGTGGCTGAAATTAACCAGTACATGCAAACAGGTGGTTTGAACACAGGCATTGCCAAACAAAAGTTTGACCCTATTCCTAATTTTAACGTTCTTGATCAAGACCTTCTTAAAAAATACGGCGACACGTTTGACACGCGTAAAGCGATTGCAAACCACGCATTTGGCGCTGAAGGTCTAGGCAGAACTAAAAAACAAATTTTTGATTATCAAAACATACTAAATGAAATGCGTGATCCCCTTACACAAGGGGCTCCTTCATTTGCCATGGGGCCTCGTGCGTTCAAACTGTCTGGTGAAGTAGAACCCCTTCCACGCGCTGACTTGAATAGGGCGTACCCTTGGATGTTACACGGCGAAGACCTCAATGTAACTTATCAACCCGTGCCGTCTGAATTGTCTTTGCGTGACTTTCAAAAGCAATGGCGTGCAGACACCGGCAACACAATGCCTAAGAAGTCCGGAGAACTTAAACAACCCGGCTACTTTGAGCACACTCTGGGCTATAAGCCTACAGGTTCTTCAGAGCGCGTATACCCACGCCAATTGATCACTGAAGAGTGGATCAAAGACTTGCAGTCCAGCGCATTTTCTGAGGGTGGCCTGACAGGCGTACAGCATTATGACAAGGGTGGTAAAGTTGGCGCGCTCACGCGTATCGGTGAGTCGGCATATGACATACTCAAGCTGACGCCTGAGAAGATTGAAGCGTGGCGCAAGGCCAACGCAAAGCCCTACAAGCAACAGCAGGACCCCCAACTGGCCCAAGCGCTTGAGGCGTACATGACAGGCAAAATATCACAGGCTGACTACCTGCGGATTATGAACGAGCGCAGGCCAATTCGCCCGTTGACTGAATTGCCAAGAGCACACACCAATGAAGACATTGTGTCTGCATTAGACTCAAACAAAGTCAACAGGGGCATTCTTGGTTTGAACCTACAAGTGCCAGAGGGCATGCGTGTTGGTAACCGCCTTGACATCCCCGCATACGAGCGCTACGGCACCTACGTTGACACAATGCACGACACTGCAGGCAAACCTATTGGCTACGGCCACACAGGCCATTTAAAAGACGTGGAGTTTAAGTCTGACCCAAATAAAGCCATCCGCGTGGGGCTTGGGACCAGACCGCAGGGATTGACACCCTTGGCCGCTGAAGAGGGCGCTGATAAGGGCCCGTTTGCCATGATGGTGGGCAACCAACAGACAACCAAGGACGAAGAGGTCCGCAGGATGCTTGCAGAGGCTTTAAAAGACCCCTCATGGCGCCAGATCGGCATGAACCCATACCGCGGGTCACAATTCTACGACAAGGCCGACATGCAACCCGTGTTCAGCGCGGCCGAAAAGATTCAGGCCGGCCCACTGGTGATGGCCCGTGACGTAGAAAAAACATCGTGGAAAGACCCACGACTAAAAACCAAGTACGGCGTGAACTACGCGCAGGGTGGTTTGACACACTTATAGGCTTGGGGGAGAAGAGTGGCTCCCAAACCACCCCCCTTCTCGCCCTTATTTGCGGTAGCGTGTGTCGATCCAAGACTCTGCCGCAAGCGGGAAATCTCCCGCCCAACTTGGTGGTGTGGTCAATGACTTCATCACCAATTCTTCAGTTTGTTTCGCGTCTTCTACACGGCATAACGAAAGAATTTCATCATGGATCAGGTTAATCACCGACACGCCTTTACCCTCCAGTTCAAGCGAAGCCTCGGCAAGAAAATCTCTTGCGGTTCCTTGAACGGCGGACTGGAAGATGCTAGACCCAATCAGTTTGTTGCGTCCCCACTTGCGGGTGAAAGTGTTCTGACTGGTGACGTACACCACATCAGCCAACTTACCCCATGGCGTGTACTCCTGAATGACCTCCGGGGCCTGCCAACAAATTAAGCGGCCACTGGGCAGTTGCATCCACAGCGCCCCTCTGAGCACCTTAAATGTCACCTTACCGGCCTTAAAGGGGCTTCCCGGCTCTTTGATAGCGTCGATGGCCGCTTGGCCCATCAAGAACCAACAGTTCTTCACCTTGGCATACGACAGCCTGTACGCGTTCACAGCGTTCTCCGCCTGCCCAAGGTCCATCATCACCCCCATGCCTTCAG